CTCATGGCGTGGTTCGGATGGAAGGTGGTCAACACGGACAGTTCGCAGATCGAAGCGCGCATCGTGGCGTGGCTGTGTGGCGAGACGGACCTGCTGGATCAGTTCGCGCGCGGGCTCGATCCATACAAAATATTCGCTGCGAAGGTGTTCCATGTGGACGTTTCGCAGGTAACGCCGGAGCAGCGGTTCTTGGGTAAGACTTCGATCTTGGGTCTCGGGTTCGGATTGGGCTGGGTGAAATTTAAGCACCAAGTCCGCGTGAAATCATTGGAAGCCGTCAAGCTGACTGGTAAGGGTCAGGAGCTGATCCTGCAAGATCAACAGAGCATGTTGATCGTCAACACGTACCGTGGGACTTACACCGGCGTACCCGCGATGTGGAGGGCGTTGAACAATGCGATCCCTATCCTTGCTGGCGGGCCCGGCGCTTTTTCTATTGGCCCTTGCGTATTCTTCAAAGGACGCATTTCTCTCCCCAACGGGTTGTTCCTGTACTACCATAATCTCCGACAAACCCCTGATGGGCAGTGGCTCTACGATCATGCTGGAAAGCCGCGACGGCTCTACGGTGGCGCTCTACTCGAAAACATCGTGCAAGCTCTTGCGCGTTGCATCGTCATGGACGCAAGCACCCGGATCGCTGCGCGACTGAAAGCAGCAGGCTGGGGCTTCATCCAGCTCGCCCTGCAGGTGCACGACGCGCTGGCCTACGTGATGCCGGATGCGCTGGTTACCGCGGTGGGTAACATCATGCGAGAAGAGATGAACCGCCGCCCGGCGTGGGCACCGGACCTGCCGCTGGCGTGCGACTTGAAGTCCGGTCCCACCTATGGAGATGCGAAGTGAGTGGCGCGAACCTGAGCGACGACGAGATCGATAAATTCACCGCGCAGCTTAAGCGCGCAGCCTCAAAGCGTGAGGCTGAAGAGCTGAAGAAGGCGCTAGCGACCCGCTTGATGCAGCAGGCAGGCAGAGCGATAGATGATCAGCAGGGCATAGCTATTGGTGGTTATGCTAGACCAATTCCGCCTCCACAATCGCCGCCGCGCGTGTACAACTACCAAGAGAAGATGGAGATGCGGATGGGTTGGCAGCCCGGATGCATTCCGAATTGTTTTGCTTTCGTCGAATACCGCATGGTCGGCGAGAAAGCGTTCATGTGGATACTGACCAGCGATGCTCAATCTATTGTGCTGGAGGATGACCCCGCACTCTTCCCCAGCGATGCCCTGATCACTAAAGTGCGAATGATGGGAGGTTAGTGATGTCCAAGAGTATCTACATGACGGTGCAGCAACCGGGTACTAAGAAGGTGGCGGTGTGCAGCCGGCGCATCGGCACGCGGGATCGTCTCAATGTGATCGCGCTGGCGAACAACGAGGAGACCGCCGAGAAAATCGTCGACGCCCTCAACTCGCTGCAGGGGAAGCTCGACGAGCTCGATGCGCCATTGAAGCGGGAGTTGGAGCTAGCTCGACAACAGCTCAATAAAGCTCGCGACGAATACTGTAGGCTTCGCTCCGAAGTTAATGGGGCCCGGCACGAGAAGCGCGAGCTCGAACTAAAACTTCATCAAGTGTCGCGCGATCTGGCGTCGATGACTGACCGCGCGCTCAAAGCCGAAAACCCCCTCGTCAAGGTGGACCCTGAACTCAGGAAGGCTATGTGATGGCAGTCGTTACCTCCACGCGCACAGGCGCAATTCGTCAGAAGCCCTTCGCGTGGAGCTTCTCCCGCATGAAGAATTTCGAGGTGTGCCCGAAGCGGCATTACGAGATCGACCTCGCGAAGAATGTCAAGGAGCCGGAAGGCGAGCAGCTCCGGTGGGGCAACTTCGTCCATAAGGCGCTCGCTGATCGCTGCGGCCCCAACCGCGTGCCTCTCCCCAAAGACTTGGTGTCGGCGATGCCGTTCGCGGAGGCGTGGGCCATGAAGGTGCTTGGCTCCACTGGAGATGTCTACGTCGAGGAAGGCCTTGCCATGAGCAAGGAATTTACCTCGGTGGGTAACTTCGATGCGAACGTCTGGCTCCGCGTCAAGTGCGACTTCATGCGCGTGGTCGGAGATGTGGCGCTCGCCGTGGACTGGAAGACCGGCAAAATTCTCGAGGACAGCGTGCAGCTCGCGTTGACCGCCGCATGCATCTTCGCCAAGTTCCCGCAGGTGAAAGCGGTGCGCTCCACCTACGTGTGGCTCAAGGACGACTGCGAGAGCAGCGAAACGTTTTACAGGGACGACATGCCCGCAATGTGGAGATCGATATGGCATCGGATCGAGGCGATGGAGACGGCGCACAAGCACACGAACTATCCGCCAACGCCGTCCGGGATGTGCAAGAGCTGGTGTGCGGTGAAGTCATGCCCGCACAATGGCAAAAGTACCCACTGAGCACGCAGAACGAGATGATGGCCGGCCGCATGGCGATTGGTATGGCGAACTTTAAGCCCATCAGGCTGGCGCAGTGGGCCGACGAGGGCGAACGGTTCCTGCGCGAAAATATCCCCGCCAAGGATTTGCGTTTCTTCACGTCATGGGACACGGACAAGCTGACGATTACCCTCAACGTATATCGGTCATCCGCGGTCAATCCACCGAAATGGGCGGGCCCAATCTTTACGGTGACGGAGAAGGCGGAAGCCTTTGTGAGCCAGCTTACCGTTACAAAAATTTTGATGATCTCGTGAGAACCCGCATGGTGCAAGTGTTCGACGAGATTACGCTGGAGCAGGTGGGGCGCGATACCTCACAAGAGGACGCCGTCATCAATATGGTGTTCAACGATGAGGGCTCGAAGCGCGTGCAGAGGTGGCTGACTGAGCAGAGCCTGCATTTCAAGGTCCGCATCGGTGTCATTGCCTACCGTACGATGATCGGCAACCGTGTCATGGCACGGGCGAAAGTGCTACCCGCCCAAGGTGGGAGCTTCTATCATGAGGAGTTGTTCTCCGAATTCCCATCGGACCATTTCAAAGCAAAAATCCTACTCGTGACAGGTGGCACATGAGCTTCAGTTTGATGTATGGCAAGATAGCACCGGAGGTGAGCAGGCGGTGGCCGGGAGTACCATTCTCTTGGGGCATCCACCCGGAGACCCGGCGCTACTGCATTTTTATATACGACGCCTGCGAGAGGGGAAGTAGCATCCCCGCAGTGGGCGCGAAGGAGCTTGCAGCCATCGAGCTGGGAGGCTCCAGCGAAAAGGACATCGAGGTACTAATGACTAAACTTGTGATGGTGCTCGGATGAGTATATTCGACCTAGGCCCTCTAGGTATCTGGATCGTGCTCGGCTTCCTTGCGTTCCTGCTGGTGGTGCTCTGATGACACGCGCAAAGCGATACGAAGGCGAGCGGCTTCGTGCAGAGCAGTGGCACAACATGGGGCGAGAGAAAGCTTGGGAGCTAAAGCGTAAAGGGCAACGCGAGCTTGAGGCAATTGTTGCCGGTAAGTTTGGGATGCACTGCGAAACCGAGTACGCCCCGGTGGATTGCGGCTATCTAATCGTGACGGAAGTATTTGATAGGGGCCCGCGATGGATATCCGGTACGGGACTATTGGGCCAACCCGATACGTTGATCTTCCGACACGAAGAGCCGGCGCTGGAATTCCCATCGGACCATCTGAAAACTAAACTCCTGATGATAGTAGGCTGACATGGCTGGTACCCCCGAAGGTAAAGTGAAGAAGATGGTGCGGGACGTGCTCCGCGAATTCGACGAGCAGAAGGTCGTCACCTATAACGGTCACGACTATGTCGTCGGTACGCTGAAGCAGTTCTGGCCGGTGCCTTCAGGCTTCGGCGCTAGCGACATCGACTGCATCGTGTGCTACTATGGCCGATACATTTCCATCGAGGTGAAGGCTCCCGGAAAGAAGCCACAACCCCGTCAGGAGATGACCCTCGCGGAGACCATCGGTGCCGGCGGCGTCGACATGGTCATCGATGGGGAGTTCGGGTGCGACGTGCTCCGGACGATGCTCACACACATCAGGAATTCCGATGCAGACTATCGTAAGCGCCAAGCATAAACTGATCGGTGTCCCCGCCAACCCGGCGGTGGTGAACCTCTTCCCCAACGGGAAGCCGCATCGCTTTATGGACAGCGACTGGCTACTCGTGCCACACGCGGAGACGGAAGTCTATCTGCTGCGGAAGCTGGGGTTCGAAGCGCCCGCGCCGATCCTAACGCAGTATCCGTTCCCTCAGACGGTGAGCAAGCCTGCGTTCGAGGTGCAGAAGAAAACCGCTGCGCTGTTGACGATGGCGCGGCGCGCGTATGTGTTGAACGGCATGGGTACCGGCAAGACGAAGTGTGCTATTTGGAGCTTCCTGTATCTGGTCACGCAGAAGCGCGCGACGAAGATGCTGGTGGTAGCGCCTCTGTCCACGCTGCAATTCGTGTGGCAACGGGAGACGTTCGAGATCGATCCCAATGTCAAGGTGGTGGTGCTCCACGGAGACGCAAAGAAGCGGCGCGCGTCGTTGGCCGACATGACCGCGGACATCTACGTGATCAATCACGACGGCATCAAGGTCCTTGAGAAGGAGCTGCTCGCGCGCCCCGACATCGACGTTATCGTCATCGACGAGCTGGCGGCGTTTCGCAACAAGAGTGACCGCACCAAGTGCATGGTGGCGTTGGCGAAGGACCGCCCGTGGGTGTGGGGCATGACTGGAAGCCCGATGCCCAACGCGCCGACGGACGTGTTCTACCAGTGCAAGGTGGTCACGCCTGACAGCGTGCCGAGATATTTCTCGCACTTCAGGTCGCAGGTAATGTACCCGCTGGGCAACCTCAACAAGTGGGTGCCGAAGGCGGACGCCGTCGAGAACGCTTACGACGTCATGCAACCATCTGTACGCTTCACCATCGACGAGGTGCAGGAGCTGCCCGAGTGCATCGAGCGCTTCGTAGACGTCGAGATGGGGAAGATACAACTGAAGGTGTATAAGGATATCGTCGCCCATTGTCAGAGCGCCTTCACGAACGGCGAGCTGGTCACCGCGGCGAACGCCGGCGCGGCCATGAGCAAGCTGATGCAGATCAGCATGGGCTGGGTATACACGCAGGATAAGGCGGGCAACTCGAAGACGATCCCGCTGGACAACATCAAGCGTATCGAGGCGCTGGTTGATGCCATCGAGAGTACGGATCGCAAGGTGCTGGTGTTCGTGCCCTTCATCCACGCGCTAGAAGGCATCGGTAGCGCACTCATGGCGGAGAAAATCGATTATGCGACTGTCTCGGGTGCTACGCCGGCTAAGGAGCGGAACAATATTTTTAATATGTTCCAGAACACCAATAAGCTCAAAGTGCTATTGGCTCACCCGGCCTGTCTCGCGCACGGCATTACGCTCACTGCGGCTGACACTGTTGTATGGTTCGGACCTATCACTTCGCTGGAAATCTATGATCAAGCGAACCATCGCATCCGACGAGTAGGCCAGAAGCACAAGCAGCAGATCATCCACCTGCAGAGTACCGCGGTGGAGCGGCGCATCTACAAGCTGCTCCAGAACAAGCAGGACGTACAGAAGAAATTCTTACAGTTGTTCGCTGACACGAACGAGGAGTGGTGACGGTCTGGCCGGCTGTCCGAAACACTGAAACAGGAGAGAGAAATGGGATCTAAGAACGAGCCGGGCAAGTTCGACTGCTACGCAAATGCGTTACCGGATGAGCCGATGTTCATCCTGCTTGCCCGTGACCCGAGCGCGCCGTCCTTAATCGAGTGGTGGGCTGACAATCGAGAGAGCGCAATCGATCAGGGCCTGCGGCCGGAAGGCGACCGCGCTATGGTGGACGAGGCGCGGCAGTGCGCCAAGAACATGCGCGCATGGCGCACTGCCAACGATGGGAAATGGCGAATTTAGCCCGGAGTGGCAAGGAAACTGAAACATATAACCTTCGGAGGTAACGATGACTGACCCCACCCAACCCACTGCACCACCGCCGGTCGATGTCGAGAAGCGCGTCGGGCAATTCGTCATGCTGCGCGACATGAAGTCGGCGTTGAAGGAGAAGCACGACGCGGAGATGAAGCCCATCACCGACACAATGGAGATGATCAAGGACGAGCTGAAGACCGCGCTTCACTCGGTGAACGCCGACAATATGAAGACCGCCAGCGGAACCGTTTCGCTGACGACGAAATATTCGGCAAGCGCCGCGGACATCGACATGTTCTGGACGTGGGTCGTGACGCAGGCTGAATTCGATATGCTTGACAAAAAGCCGAATGTGACCGCAATTCGTGCGTATGTTGAGCAGCATGGCGTCCCGCCGCCGGGAGTGAATTTCAGTTCCTTCCAAGATGTAGGCGTCCGCCGCAAGACTTCTTAACGACACCCACCAACCCTAGTATCTCAGGAGAAAATATGTCTACAGCAATCGTCGTGCCGGCAGCGTTCAACGCTCCGGTAGCCGCAGCCTTCGCCGGTGTTCAGGCAGCGGATGATCTCGCAGGTGGCCTCACCGGTGGCTATGGCCTCCTCAAATACCGCGGCAAGGTCTGGTCGATCCAGTATCAGGGCAACTCCCAAAACCTCATGCGCGACGACGGCGACGGCCCCCGCGGCAGCGTCGACATCGTGATCCTCAAGGCGAACGCGGCGCTCTCGAAGACGTGGTACGAGGACGGTTGGGACGAGAACTCGAACGCCTCGCCGGACTGTGCATCTGCGAACGGCATCATTCCGGATCAGGGCGTACCGAAGAAGCAGTCGAACGTCTGCGCGACGTGCCCGCGCAACGCTTGGGGTTCGGCTCCGAACGGCGGCAAGGGGAAGGCGTGCGGCGACCACCGCCGGATGGCCATCGTACCGTTGACCGATCTGCGCAACGAGACGTTCGGCGGCCCGCTCTTGCTGCGCTGCCCCGCGGCGTCGCTTCAGGACTTGGCAGCGTTCAACGCGCGCTACCATCAGATGGGCTACCCGTACTTCTCGATGGGGATCAAAGTCTCCTTCGATCCGGCGGAGAGCTTCCCGAAGTTCAAGTTCGACGCGATCCGGCCGCTCACCGAGGCGGAGGCCGCCATCGTGATCGAGATGCAGAAGTCTCCGGACGTCGCCCGCGTGATCAGCGAGGGGACCGCGCCGGCCCCGGCTCAGGTGGCTCAGGCCGCGCAGCCGGTGTTCCTCGAACCGGTCCCGGCGGGCGCTGTGGCCCCGGTGGCTCAACAGGTGCATCTTCAGCCAGCTACCTATCCAGCTCAGCCCGCTGCAGCTGCACCCGCTCCAGCCGCCCCCGTCGTCCAACCCGCTCCGGTCGGACCTGTGGCCCAACCCGTGGTACAGCCATCAGGTGGACAGCATGCGGTATCTACTGGAGGCAACAGCCAAGGCGGTGGGTTTGGACCCGTCGCAGCTGCTCCTGCACCCGTCGCCGCCCCCAACGGCGGTGGAGGTGCTCCTCAAACAGCAGGGGGTTTTGGCCCGGCTGCAGCAGTCCAGCAACCGGCTCAGGTCCAACATGCTCAGCAGCCTGTGCAAGCCGCAGCGCAGCCCGCCCAGCGACCCGTTCAGATGACAGGCTTCGGTGCTGTGTCCCCGGAGGTGATCCCGCCGGAGACCGCGGCACAGGCCCCAGTACCCGCTCCGGCTGCACCGGTCACCCCCGGTGTGGTGTCGGCCTTTGAAGGTTCCATCGACGACCGCCTGAACGCGCTGATCAACGGCTAATAAAAAACGGCCGGGGGAGGGATGGTCCTCCCCCGTAAGGCGGGGAAACTTCGACTATGTCGTTCGAGAATGCTAAAATTTACTTGGCCCGGGTTCTCCCGTGGCCTGAGCCCGGCCAGCCCGGGTTCGTGAATATCCATTGGACCTTCCCACCGACAAAACCCCGACCCGACGGCAAGCCAGCGTGGACCGGCCGCGCCGTGCAGTCCGCCGGTGAAGCGGGGAAGACCCTCGAGTTCGCCCTCAAGGCCGGAAGCAACACGCTCGACGTCTACGCCTGTATGTCGACGCAGCTCGCTGCCGACGCCAAGACCACCAAGGGGAAATTCCCGCGCGTCTACAACGCACCGATCCGCCTCGCCACCAACGCCATCGCGCTCAAGAGCTTCTTCCTCGACGTCGACTATGGCAAGCCGGACGGTAAGAGTTACCTCACCGCCGAGGACGCGGTGCGGGAGACGATGAAGTTCATCGCCACGATTGGCCTCCCAAAGCCGACGATGATCGTTCACTCCGGCGGCGGCTTCCATTTCTATTGGTGCGTGGACCGCGCACTCAGCCCCGACGAATGGCTCCCGATTGCGTTCTCCCTCGCCGAAGCTGCGAAGGCCAACGGGCTCCTGTGCGACACGCAGTGCACCGTGGACAGCGTTCGCGTGCTGCGCATCCCCGACACTCTCAACCGCAAGCAGGAGCCTGCGCGACATGTCCGGTTTATTGGCACCCCTCTTGACTTCGATTACAGCCTTGAGCGTGTATCTGCTCCTCTTCAGCCGTATGCTGGAAGAGTACCACAGGCACAAGCAACGCTGGCAGTCGACCGATCCCTGTTTCCGCTACGGGTTATCACCGCTCCAGCTTCTGAGCTTCAGAGTGGGCTCGATGAGCTTTGGCCTTCTCCTGATCTTGATCTGGTTACTCCACTGTGTGGCTTCCTACGTGATGCAGTTGCCACAGGTGGCAGCGGTCTAAACAACCCGCTCTGGAACATCACCACCCTAATCTCAACCTTCACAAAGGGTGGGCGTGCCGATGCTCACCGTATGGGAGACAAGCATGCCGATTACACCAAAGACAGCACGGATGAGTTTTACGACCGCAAGGATCGCGAGCGCCGCGAACGCGGTCTTGGCTGGCCCAGCTGCGGAACCATCTCGGCAACGGGAGGTACAGCTTGCAAAGGCTGTGCTCTTTTTGCTCAAGGAAAAAGCCCGCTTAACTTCGAACAACGCCCGGCTCAAGGAGTACTTGGTGGAAACCAAGCGGCTGCGGTCGCAGGCCATCAGGCAGCTCAGCCGGTGCCAAATCCAATTGTACAAGCAGGCGGATTTGGAGCTGCCGTCGGGCAACCCGTGGGACAACAGCAGCAAGCCATTGGAGGAACAGCTGGCGGCGGTGCAGTCAATGCATCGGGCGTACCGCAAGGTCTTCAGCAGGTAACCCCGCAAGGTAACGCTGATTTGCCGGCGGGATATCTCCGCACGCCGGCGAACATCGTGTGTCGTGTGGTAGTCGACCCCGCGAACCCTCAGCAGCAGATCAGCATCCCCATCAGCGACTATCCGATGATGAATGCTTGGCTGCAGAAGGACCCGAACATTCTCCACTTCGACAGCGTGGTGGAGCGCAACAAGGTGGGCCAGATCAGCATCGATCTTGAGTACATCGGTACCAACGAGATGCGCAAAATCCTGCAGAGCCAAGGGTTCATGCTGGGGACCACAGACAAATTCTCGGGAGACTTTTTCGTGTCATGGGTGAAAAAACTTCAAATGATCAAAGACAGCGTGGCGAGTGCTCCTTTTGGTTGGCACGACAAAAACGGCCAGACGGAAGGTTTTATATATGGTGGTCAGCTCTGGACGCCTGCTGGAAGCTCGCCGAGCGCTACCGCAAACCCGGTAGTCAACCAACAGTACAAGCCCAGAGGCTCCGACGCATATTGGCTAGATGCGGTAAAGCTAGTCACGTCGCAAGGCAGGCCCGATTTGGAAGCAATTGTAGCTTCGGCTTTCGCTGCTCCCCTTGTGATGTTCACTGGACATCTGGGTATGCTCATGAGCGCATACTCAAAGGAAAGTGGCATCGGCAAGTCTACTGCATTAAGGATCGCGCAGGCAGTCTGGGGCGATCCAATTCGCGCAGTGCAGTCCTTATCAGATACGCAGAATTCTGTGATGAAGAAAATCGGCGAAGTTCGTTCCTTGCCGATCTACTGGGACGAATTAAAGACCGACGAAGACACCAAAAAGTTCGTCAACATGACTTTTCAAATTGCACAGGGCAAGGAGAAGTCGCGGCTCAATCAGCACGCACAGATGAAAGAGCCCGGACACTGGCAGACGTTAGTCATCTCTGCCTCGAACGACAGCTTGATCGACCACGTGACGCAGCAAACCCAAACAACGCTGGCAGGACTGTACCGCATCTTCGAATACACGGTTACTCCAGCTACACCGTCGCAGACTGGTATAGTCGATACGTCGGAAGCTACGATCAGGCTATCAAAATTGAACACGAACTATGGTTCGGTGGGTCTGAAGTATGCACAGTGGCTTGGAGCCAACTTTCACCAGATCGAAAGTGATATGGCTGCACTGAGCAAGCAGCTGAACATCGAGACCAACTCGCATCAGGAGGAGCGGTTTTGGATATCGCTGATTGCGTGTATCTTGCTGGGCGCGCGCTACGCCAATCTGTTGGGGTACGCGGTCTTCGACGAGCCGTCACTGAAGGCCTTTATGTTGCGCTCGTTGAACACTATGCGCGTGTTGCGGGGTCAGCAGACTGTAGACCTAACGCGTACTATCAATATATCATCGATTATGTCTTCTTTCTTGAAAGACATGCAGGCGACGAACAAAGTGATCTGGACGGATCGCATTCACATAGCTGTTGGCAAGCCCCCGAAACCGAACACGCCTAACGCTGTGAAGGTCTTCCGCCCGGCGGACATTTCACGGTTGAACGGTATCTGTGTTCAGATCGGCCAGAACGACAAGCTGATGCGCATCTCGTCGAGCGCGTTCGGCGAGTGGCTGAAGAAGTCCGGCAAGTCCAGACATCTACTCATGGAGGCACTGAAAGCCTCCATGACCATGACCAACGTGGTTGGATACCTTGGTGGAGGGACCGGTCTGGCCTTCTCCAAGGAGAACATTATCCAGATCGATCTCGCATCGTCACCCGACCTTAACTTCGTGGACGAAATCTAATGGACAACATTCTAGACCTCGCAAGGATGCAACAAATGCAACAGCCCGTCCCACAGAACGAACCCAAGCCGACCGAGAACGCGCACATCGTGTTCAACTATGACTTCGCTTCGCCGGCACCCATCTATCGCTTCAACAAGGCCAAGGATGGCCGCAAGGTCTACGAAGCTGTGGCGAAGGCGTGGCAGTCTCGCCGAGACTGGCTCGCCTCCATAGGCGAGCGCAAGAAGGCAGCGCCGTCGCTCTTCGAGATTAAGGCGGACATGTTCGATGGTTGGATCGACCTCGACCGTGTCGTCGCCATCAGCTTCGTCGAATGGCCGAAGCGCGGCAAGTTCATCCCGCAATAGCGATGAGCACAATCTGCCCGCTCTGCAAAGGGTCCAAGCCGGGGAAGCGTCCTCCCGGCTTGGGCAAGAGCCAAGTCGTTGAGACGCGCCGCAAGCCATGCCACGTTACCTTGCGAGGTAAGGTGCAGCGAAACGTTACCTTCGTCCGAATACGCCAGTGCCTAAAGTGCAGGTATCGTTGGCGGACGATGGAGGTCATCATCTACGAAAAACGAAAATTTTCCGCAGCATGGGGAGGCAAACGTGAGCCGCTACTCAGCAGAAGACCTGCTCAAGGAGCCAGCGACGCTTGATGACATCGCGACGGCGCTCAAAAACAAGAACGCCTACGGCTCGAACGAGAGCCTCTCCATCCTCCATCAGTTGGTGAAGGGTGAAATAAAATATAAGAGCCAGCCAATGGGGCTCGAACAGTTCAACTTCGGCCCGCTTGATCTCGATGAAGTCCGCGCTGCGCAGCTCGATGCCATCGACTTCATAACCAACAAATGTTTCACGATGCCGTACCAGCACACGCTTTACCGCTGTGCACTGAAGTACGACAACGCCACCATCGGCCAGACGATCCTGACAGCGGAGTATGCTGAGCGAGACGGCCCGCATTTGGGGGTAACCCGCATAGTGCGGGCAACAGACGGGCGGGTGTTCGCCACGTCGTGCATCAATTCCATGGTCACGCAGCTCAACCAAGAGGGCATGTGCGTGCAGATGCAAATCCCACAGTTCGAGCTGGAATATTGGAACAGACTGCTGCCAAATCAAAAGGAGACGGAGTGGCAGTGCACGGAGGGAGCGCTAATCAGCATGGGGCTCACTATGATCCTCAACACGAAGGGTGTGCTGAAAGAGCGCTCGGCTCCGCCGGCTAAGCCGAACAAGACACGGGCCGCACAGGGCCGCCCCTTGCTCCCCTACACCACGCGCGTGTACACCGCGGTGTACAACCAAGCTGTACAGAGCGGGGTTCCCGGAACACACGCAAGTCCTCGGCCTCACATTCGACGTGCTCACGTCAGGCACTACCCGAAGACTGAAAGGCATGAAGCGTACGTGCTGCCCATCGCAGCGATGCTGGTGAATTGGGATGGCAAGCCGCTTCAGCCTCGTCAGGAGTACATCGTGAAATGAAGTTCGTGAAAATAGTGCTATGGACCTTCGGCTTCATCTCTCTCGCCGTATGGCTCTACATTGCGTGGTGGATTATATGAACAACACGGACAACCCGCACTGCGTGGAGACCAAGTTCTCCTGCCGCTACCACTACGGCATCTACAAAGACAACACGAACGAGTTTGCGTGCGGGGTGAACGACAACCCCACACGCGTTCAGCTACGACCCAAGAGCGGTCAGTGGCCCTCGCTGGACTTCGAGATGCCCCGCCAGAAGCACGAGCTGGATCGCGTCGAGCAGCTGATGGAGAGTGCTTATCGCCGCGGCCAGCTCGACAAGATGGCCGAGATCACCAACCTGTTCAAAACCGTCATAGGGCTCTGAATGCAACGGCAGCAGAGATTGCTCGCGGTCTTGTGCGAACTGCATGGCCGTCGTTTCCCGAATGCACCATCCACAGTCCACGTTCCGCCGGAGCTACGAGAACGCCTACGTGATGTCTCCACACTACGACTACGCCGGGTGCTGGCTCGCTGGGACGACCAACTTTGGCCCATTCAATCGCCCGGTTCAGATTAAGGCCTGTACCCCGGGAGGTAACACCGGTTTTTTGCTGCAAGTACCATCCGCACCATCTGCTCGGTCGAGGACCTAAATTGTCGTGAGACGACACGGTGCTCGTCGGCGTGTATGTCATAACCGGTGAACCGAACCCATGTTGCGCAAGGATTACCCGCTGGCCACGCGATGAAGTCGCCACACCTTCGCAGGGCATTGTGACATTGCATTCGGGATGGACTTGGTGCGTTTGCTTCGGCCGCGCTTCGGCTACAGAAAAAAGCGCGCAGAGAATTCCTATCGCTAACAGATATTTCTTCACGTGATGCTCCTGATAATTATGCGGGCCCGTTTCGACGCCACCCACGGTTCTGTTTTTCCGTACGAACTCGCAGGTTCGACCGGCCGTTGCCGCCACCGTGGTCAAGCATGACCTTGTGGTCGACGTCCTTGCCCGCAATGGCTGCGTGGCCAAGGTCTTTCGCTACGATGGCGCGTGCCTTGTTCTGCATGCCGCGGCGGCGCTGCATCTCGGGCGTGGCGTTGTAGCCACGGTCCATCTTCCTGATCTGCTCAGGCGTCCGATGCGATGACGGATCGCGCACACCCTTCGGCATTACGACATTTTCCTTTCGCCGGTCTCGAACTTCTCCCGACCATCCATACTGTTGTGCACGATGACGCCGTCTTCATCCATCGTCGGCTTGCACCAGCAACTGGTGTGATCGTTGGTCTCGTGCTCCCGCAAATCGTTCAACGGATACACATGGTACCGTGGAATTTCGCCGGGATTATCGGGTGTTGTAGTAGAGACCTTCATCGAGGAACCTCTTATCACGTTTGTTGGGCTTGATGCCAAGCACCATCTCCTTGGCGCTCTTTGCATCACGCTTCGCCTTGTCGGTCAACTCTTTCGGGCTGATCTTGCTCTCGGTAGGAGCGGTCTGGTTCCACTTCTGAATGTCAGCCCACGCCTTCGTCTTCTCGCTCGGCGAGGCATTCGTCCATCTGTTCACCAGCCCGGTGCGCTCCTCCTTCGCCCGGGAGCTCTCCCGGAAGAATTTGGAGGTCTTCGCTCCCTCTTCCGCCTCGCGCGCGTTCCCGAACCCAAGGACCCTCAGGGCGGCCTCCTTGGGCGTATAGGGCTCGCTCTTGGCAGTGCCCGCCGCCGTCTTCTTCCCCTCGGTCGACTGCCTGTAGGCCCGCAGGCTGTCGCTGGCGGCCTTCAGGGGGATCAAGTATTCAGCGGCCTTCCCGAGATCGCCGTTGGCCAAACTCTGCGCGCCCTTAATGAAGTCGCCCCCTAGGGATACGACCGGGCCGGAGAGGCTGTCGAAGAGCCACGACTTGACGTCGCTTTCTTTTCGTCCGCGGGGCTCTCCGAAGGACGTAACGCTGTCAAGGCCCATACGAGAGAGATCAATACCAAGAAGGCGAGGCAACCCCCGAGAGAACGCCTCACCCCCCGTCGCTCCCAGTGTTTGCGCTGCCACTTTGCGTACTTTATCTTCAACATCGCTCCACGTTCCAACTGGTAACCCCGCTGCTGAAGCTCCCATAATCAGATACTTGAACGGCTCGGTCGGCAGTCCCAGCGCGCCCGCCATAGCCATGTGCGTACCGGCGATACCGACGAGCATCTTCACGGCCTCCGCACGATCACCCGGGCTCGAGTTGCGCATCGCGCGGCCCACCTGCGAACCGATCAACTGATACATTCCTTGGCCGTACTTCTTGAACTGAAGTGCGATTTTGAGCAAAGGATGGTTGAACACCGGCGGCGCGTTGGTCGGGCTGTAATTGAACTGCGTGGCGTTCACAGCATCCATCGAACTCTGGATCGCCTTCGCATGGCTCTCGCCGGCAGCGCGTGCCAGCCGATATCCGGCCAGTGCGGTCACCGAACGGTTGATCGTTTCGATGGCTTGCGGCATCTCCCGGGTCACACCTTCAAGGTAGCCCAGAACTGCATCAACCTTACCACCGACGCCCGTATAGTCCTTGACGAGGTTAGCCACCTCCATGCCCGCCGTCTGGCTGATCGTACCGACTTCCAGATGCGCATCGATCATCGCCTTCTCTTCGGCTGACAGGTTCGCTTTGACGAGACCCATCAAATCGCCAGCGCCTCCGCGCTTCGCGAACTGGCTGATAGTGGCCCGCGCGCCCTTACCGACAATCGATCTAGCTTGGATATCAGCGTACGCTTTGGTCATCGCGCCGAACGAACGCCCGACGCCGTACTTCGCCACATAGTAGGGCATCGTGATCATGGACGTCTGCATCGCGTTGATGATGCTGTAGGCCGGCGAGCCCAGCTTGTCCGTGAAGCTCGCGCTCATGGCGCGCTTGATCCACGGGGCCATCTTGCCGCCCTGCTCGAAGCCGTTGTCACCCTCGACCCGCCGGCGGACCTCGTTTGCAATGGACGTGCGCGCGTAGAGACCACCCTTGGAGTGGTCCACTCCTAGCTGCTCCTCCATCGACTTCATGCCAGCTTCAAGCTCAGCGCTGTGCTCCAGCTTCGCAATGTAGCGCGAACTCGCCTGTGCATAGTCGAGCGTGTTGTGGATGCTGTCTTCGCTGTACCCCTTCACGCCGCGGCGGGGGAGGCTCTTCGAGCTTATCCGCGTCGAGCCGTGCGATGCGAGGGCAGCTTCTTCGATGGCACGACGCATCGTCGCTCGCTCGGTGGGAGATGCTCGCTCATAAGCGTCAGAACGCTCAAGCCGCTTAATGAGACGGCTAAGTGCTGTCGATACCTCGGCACCATGTCGAGCGTTGGTGTCGACACGGCGAGGAACCACCTCGTGGACAATAAGGCTTCCGTCCTGAGCAAGTTCAGCGGCACGCGCTTCCGCCGCACGCTTACCTTCGACGAACTCGACATGCCGGTTTTGCACCGACACCCGATAGCGATCAACACTGTCCAGTTCGTCGGCCCCCAACCGCTCCCCTGTCTTGGGATCGAGCCACACTTTTTCAATCGTGGCCTTATTGGGTGATGCTTTCGCATACGCCTCCGCCTCCTTGGCGGTACTGAATTCCATTTCGTTCGGGATGACTTTCCCCGCGCCATCTTTTACCGGCTTCGCGTTACCCGGCAAGGTAATCTTTTCATCAGCCTGCACAACATGATCGCCGCGGCGGATCAGAGGGACGTAGTAGCCCTCGATCTTCGCCAGCTTCCCAGCCTCTTGGATAATTTCCAGATTGCCACCAAGCTGGGCGCGATCAGCATCAGTAACAGTATCCGTACGGATGCGTTCTGCAAGCGCTGCATCCTTCACCCCGAACAGTTTGAGGATTTGGTTGTTGGTGATGCCGCTCGTCATCATGCCTTGCTGGTCAGCATAATACTGTCCAGCCTTGTACCACAGCGCCTTTGCATCCTCAGGCAGCGCGGCGTAGCGCTTGGCCAGTTCAGCGTGCTGCGCCTTCTGCCACACATAGTCGCCGACGAGTTTGTTGCCCTTCAGGTGGCCGTTCTTGGCGTCGGTCAGCGGCACATCCGGGTGCACGTTCGCCATTGTCGCGTCATGCTGTAGCGACGTGAGTTCCTTGTAAGCCTCCGGGTCACGTGCACGCAGCGCCGCGTAGTCCTTGACTACGGGGTCCGCCTTCTCGACTAGGCGCTCGTAACGGACACGCATCTTCTCGATGGCGGTGTGGATGGTGCGGATTGGGTTGTGCTCGGTGAAGAAGCTATCCGCGAGGCGCGCGATGTCGTCGAACGTGCGCCAGCGCAGCATCTTCACGGTACCCTCGGCCGTGTTGTTCTCGGGCCGCGACACAACGCTCTTCACCAGATCGACGGCATCGTCGACCATCTTCAACGCGTCCTTGCGCACCACTTCGTGAGCGGAGCGGGCCTGCTCGCGCGGCATGAGGTGCTGCTGCATGTGCTTGGACGTCAGCACGTCGCCCACGCGCAAGATGCCGTCCAGCGCGCTGTCGAAATTGGGCAGCACGCCCGTGACCTTCTCGACCGCCTTCTTCACCCAGTGGCGCACCATGTCCCATGCGTTGGGTGAACGGCCCCGCGGGTGGATGCCTAGATGGTTCGCGGTGGCGCGATCAATCGGCACCGTCGCCAAGAACTCCTGAAACTTCTGGTTGCTCATGGCCTCGGCCATGAACTCGTGCGGATTGGTCAGGCCATACCAGAGGTTGCCCTTCTTCTGCAGGATGTTCTCCAGCGCACCGGTGTTGCCCGCGTGCTGGATCGTCAACTGGATAAGCTTGGTGATCTGCGCCGACGCACCGGGGACGTTGTTGATCTCGCGCGAGGTGACCGCATGCACCAGCTCATGTAGCAGCGCGTGGTTGCGCGTGCCAACGCCGTAGCCGGTCGGCTTCGCATTCGCTGAAATGTAGACCACGCTCGCATCGGTGGTGCCCGGCAGATAGGTGTGCAGCCCCAGCGCGTCGACGCCGGAGAGCTTATTCATGTCGGCTTCCGACACGAGATGCACCTCGACGTTCTTCGCCAGCTTCTTCAGCATACCCTGCGTGAAGCGCGACACCACACCGTGAACGCCCGGCACCTGTGACAGGTCCATCTCGTTGAGCATGGCCTCGGCAGTGGTGCTCTTGATCGGGTTGAGTTCAGTCCCATCCATAGCAATGTGAGACTTCCGCGGGCCCTCCGGCACGTCGAAATTCACATTGCCGATGTCGCGTTCAAGCATCGTCTTCGTGATCGGATCGGTCTGCGGCTTGTCCAGCCACTCGTGCAGCTCTTCGCGAGTTACCTCGTGGAGGTTACCTAGACGGTCGTCGGCTCGGCCGTCGGAGAACGCCGCTCGATAAGTCTCAAGGACGTGTGCTTCGTCCTTGGCTCGGGTGAACACTTTGTGTTCATCGAACTCTCCAGTGCGAGCGTCGAGCTGATCCACCACAAAATTACGGTTTCCCGTACGAAGGTCATAGCCGTCGATATGATCTCCGTCTGCACCTCGAGTGCCCTTAAAATATCCGTAGTCGACCCCGGCTGGCATCTTGGTTTTCCAGATGACGTTTCCGTCGGCGTCGAAGCCACGACGGACAGAGCCCGCCGGGTTCTCAATCGTGAATGGAAGTCCTTCAACGGTCTTGTGTCCCTTCTTGTAGTTGCCTGCTGCGGCTTGCGCCGGGGTGGGGTTGGTGTTGACGCGGAGAGCTTCCTTCTTAAGGTCCGCCTGCTCCTTCTTAAGGTTTTGGACTTGCTCGGAACGCATGTTGGCAATGATGCGCCGGCGGTTGTCAGCAACCTCCCTGCGCTCTTTGCTTTCCTCCGAGAGGATAGTCTCGACTTCAGCCTGTATGGCGTCGGTGTCTACCCCGTATTTTTTGCCGTACTCGGCAAACTCTTCCCGGGTCTTGACCTTATTGCCTTCGCCCAGCTGGTCGTACTTACTGACCAACTCGCCGGTGGTTTCCCCAAGCTCGCGGGTTACCCGCTTCGCCTTGGTTTCAAGGTAGCGCTCCGCCGCGGCCCGGACAGCAGACTTCGTCGGTACGTTGTTCTTCGTCGGCGCGCGGTCGGGCATGCCCTTCGTGGCAACGCCAGACAGTGCGGCCTTGCGGGCTTCGCGTGCCGATAGCGTGGTCTTCGCCTTCTCGTTCACGACCTCCTTGATGTGCGCGACGCTCGGCCCCTGCACGATCTCACCGGCCTCGTGCTCGGACAGATCACTGGTAGCGGCCACCGCAGCGTCGGCGTCCACACTGGTGACTTCGCCGGTGGCGTGGCTCGGAGCTTCGTCGTCGGTCTTCTCGTCCGGCAGCGGGAAGTCTTCTTCGTCCAGTCCCTTGCGGGCCTCCTCGTCCTTGACGGTCGCTAGCTGCTCATCGCCGCCATGCTGCTGCTTCTCACGGTTGCCCTCTTCGAGCCGGCGCTTGACCACCTCTTCCTTAAAGCCATGACGGATCAGGAATTCATCAGCTTGGAAGTCCGTGATGATCTTGTTCATCGACGGAGACTTGCGGTCGGCCTGCTTGACCAAGTCCTTGGCGATGCGCAGCGTCAGCACGTCGGGGCTGTCACTCGGCGCGGTACCGTCCTTGCTCAGCTTGATCTGCGACTGGATCGGCTTGCCAAGCTTCTTCTCGGCGTACTCCACCATCTTGCGCGCACGCTCGACCAGCGCGGCACGCGGTGCATTCAGCGCCTGTGCACCCTTCTCCCGCCCCTCGTTCGGCGGATGCTTGTCTACCGCGTCTTTCGCGATAGCGATTGCCTCGTCGCGCTTCCGGCCGCGCTCGCCACGATAGTTGGTTTTTGATGGGGCACCCTTACCGGCTTCTTCAGCTTCAGCCTTCGCGATGCGGGCTAGCCGTACTTCGTCAGCAGCGGCAGCGCGAGCCTCGTTCTCCTCGAACTTCGGGTTGACGATGTTCTCGGTATTCGTATCGAGGATGCGGCCACCCTGCGCGTTGCGCTTCTCTATGACTGCCTGAGGGGTCTCTACAGCGACCACGTTCCCCGGTGATTTTTGGGCTTCGAGCGAAGCGACTTGCTCGGGAAGAGTTCGAGTTGAACCTGCGGCGGCCTTAACTTCGGTACCGGCCGGCGTCCTCTCAGTAATCGCAACAGGCGTCGCCCCAGCAGACACAGCGGCCACGGCCTCGGGCTTAGAGACCGGACCAAGACCGAGGAGTTCGTTTTCACGTCCCACCTTAGATAGCTTATTGATTTCCTTAATGTTCGTGAGGGTGGGATCATAGATGAACACTCCGCGACCATTGGTGAACCGCTTAAATCCAGACGCTGTCTTCGTGAACGCAGCAGGCACCTTGGTGCCAACCGGCAACATGACAGCTTTGCGGCCACCGGTGCCGATCTGCTTGACCTGCTCAACGAGCGACGCCGGCTGCTCCGGAACGTTCATCCCGGTATCTGCAGCCGGCGTTACCTCGGGAGGTACCGGGGCAGATGGACGGCCCTCCTGATCGAGCTTGTCCAGCGTCTCGTTCGGCGAGCGCTGCTCCATTGGAGCCAACTCGGGCTTCATCGCCGCGGCTTCTGTCGGCTGCGCGGTGACCGGCGTACCTTCGTTGGCCCCGACGGCAGCGGCAACCGCCGCATCGACAGGCACCGGCGGTGGTACGAACGGCTTCTTCGGAGCGGACGTCTTTATGTCGTCCTTGCCCTGATCGCGCTCTGTGGTGGTTGGGGCGTTCTGTGGGTTCGCCTCAAAGTCGGCTGGCTTCGCCGCGGTACCCGTGGAGCCGCTCTTCACCTGTGCGTCAGGCGTGTCGGTGGTTGCGACCTCGTCGGGTATCTTCGGGGGGCGCGCGGCTTTCTTGCCGCCGGCAACAGCACCTACGGCACCGCCCACGAGCGCACCGAGCGCACCGCCTTCCAACGCCTTGTTGGCGGTCTGCGCGTAGTCGAACTCCCGACGAAGATCAGCCTCGTGCTCCGCGCTCTGCAGCGCGATGTCGCCGACACCCTCCTGCGCTGCGTTCGTCAGGCCGCCTTCAGCCGCGGCGAGCCCAGCCGCCTTTAGCGCGCCCTCTTCGGTGGCACCCAGCACAGCCTTCTTCGTACCGCCAGCCAAGCCGCGCGCGGCGACGCCCGCCGGGCCTACAGCGCCGGACAGTGCGCCGAACACCGCATTGATCGCCGGGCCCCAGCCCTGCGCCATCTTGTTGAACTTGGCACGAGCGTCCTTCTCGTCCGCCATCTCGCGCATGGCGCGATACTTCGGGGACTGCTCCTGCAGCTCCTTGTCGCTCATGCCATCGAGGCGCTTGTAGAACTCGTCGAGCCCCGCATCAGCGTTGAGCACGCCACCCGCACCGGCCGCGAAGATTGTTGCCGCGGTAGCGTCCGCCATCAGTCCGCCGGGGATCGCGAGCGCCGCCACTGACGGCAGCATGCCCGTGGTCTTCAGGGCCGCGCCTAGTACAGGGTGTTGCCAGAACTCGTCCGACGTCAGCGTGGCTGCTGCCAGCTTCTTCGTCTCGGGGTTCATCGTGTCGCGGATGCTGTCCGCAGTGGAGCCGAAAATCTTCTGGAGGCCCTGCGCGATGTCAGCGCCGGCCTCGCTCCCACCTAGCTCGTAGAAATACCTCGAGCCCGCGGCAACGTTCGAGCCGATGTCGACAGCGCCTGCTCCAAGCGTCTTGCCGAAATCTGCGGCGGTGCCAAGCGACTTGTTCTCTTCCGGGGTGGTGTACTCGCCCGCGAGGTAGTTGTTGTCGGCCATGAACTACCCCTACAGCGGTCGGTCTTCAGCGTCCACTGGTATAGCGCCGCGATTGGACACAGCACCCTTCACCGCATCCACACCGGTGTCAACAGCATCGCCGACTGCCCCCTTCGCAGCGACAATGGCGTCGGTCACGCTCTTGGGAATGTGCTGGCCGAAGCTGGCGCTCAGCGCATCGGCCACGCCGCGCCCGGCGGCCTTGGCAACGATCTTCACCGGGTTGATGTCGCCCTCTTCGTTCAAGCCCTTGGCCACCTGCAGCGCGCCCTCTCCCACCTTGGAGAGTAGACCGGGCTTCGCCGCTTCGTCGGCCGCAGCCTTGTCCTTGTCGGCCGCAGCCTTGATGCGCGCCGCGCGAGCGTTCTGAATTTGTTCCAGCTGATCGTCGTCGAGGTTGATCTTCAGCCCGTTGTTGAATTTGATCGTGTTCACGCCGTCGTCGCCCATCGACAGCTTGAAGTCCGCCTTGGTCTTGTCGGTGCGACCGGGGTTGATAAGGAGGTCCGCGGCGCGCGCCGCCTCCTTCGACGTGACCTTGTTGCCCTGCATGATATGGGTCGCGACGTTGCCCATCTGCTCCCACATGGTCTCGTCGGGCTCCTTGCCCTTGTTCTTCTCATCCTTCGTCCAGCTCTCCTTGAGCGCGTTCACCGCACCCATGGCCGTCTCTTCCTCCTTGGCACGGTCGGAGGCCGTCTGGGTCTTGCCCTTGCCGCCCACAGCTCCCTTGCCGCCCTCTGCCTGCTCGCGGGCTCCGGCAGCGCTCAGGAGCGCTTTATCGAAGCCGCCGGTCGCCATGCCCATTGCACTGGCAGCGAGCTGCTGGGGCGTTGCGACCCCCTTGCGGATGGTCTCCCCGTTGGGCCCGGTCAGCTGGTAAATGATCTGGCCGTCCTGCCCAACTTCCATATGCATGTCGTTGCCATCAGGCACGTTCTGGTAGGCGCGCAGCGCGGCCTTGGTCGCAAGGTCCACGTTGCCGCCCTCCGCCGCCTTCGCCGCGATTGCGGCGTAGCGCTGAGAGGCGTTACGGTAATACTGCAACATCTGGAACGCGACCTTCTCGGCCTTCCGGCCGTCGCCCTGATTGGCCCAGTATTGATAGACACTGCCCAATGCCGCCATGTTGCGCTGGCTCTCGGTCAGCTTCCCTTCCGGGTCTACCGCCGCCTTCGCCGCCTTCATCTCCTCTTCCGACAGGCCGCCGGCACCCTGCGCAATCTGCTTGGCCACGGCCAAGGTGCGGGGGGACGCAATCGCTCCACTGTTGGCCAGCCCGCTCTCGCGCGCGCCGAACGTCATGCCCGCCTTCACCGCGTCGTTCACCACGCCCGGGGCAATGATGCCCTCGATACCACGGAAGCTCGGGTCCGTCCGTTGGCGCGCGCTCACATCCGTCGGGCCGCCCATCGGGGGCTGCGCACTCATTGGCGCGGGTGCAGTCGGCAGCACGCCCTGCGTGGGCATCGCCTCTTCCGGCAGCGCGTCGTCTTCCTCGTCATCCACGAGGCCGCCGTCGGCGTACATGCCGCCCGGGTTGTACTCGCTACCGGCCGGGAACGGATCGACAGCCGGCTCTTCGCTCATGGTGGAGGGGCCAATGGGTAGCGCACCCGGGCCGGACCAACCGGCACTCGGCGGCAGGAAGCCCGTACCGCCCGTACCACCCTGACCGTTTGCCTTCGCCTGACGGATTTGCTCCTGAAGGAGCTGGTTGCGCAGGGCGATGGTGCTGTTGCCCGCACCGATCTGTCCCATGCGCTTCTGCGTCAGCGCCAGATTGGCCTTCGCCTGATCGGCGGCGGTCTTCAGCGTATCCGGATCGTTGTCGCGCTCCATCTTCGCCTTCTCGGAAGCGGTGCGCTGCTCCTTGTAGTCCTGATCGGTGCGGGACGCGTTGATCTGCTGCCCAGTCTTATAGGCATTGAGGAACGCCTTCATCTCAGCTGAAAAGCTCACTGCGGCTGCTCCTTAAACGGGTAGGGCCCCACCACCGGCTTGCGGCCGTGGCTGGAAGGCTGGATCGGCCGGCGAAGGCCCAACGGCTGGTTTGGTCTGTGGCTTCGCAGTGGCCTCGCCCTTCTGCGCGCGGGCCTTCTCGATCAGCTTCTGCAGCTGCTGCTCGCCCATCCAACTGACGACATCTTTGGGGAGCACGAACTCGCCGCCATTGAGCCGCGCCTCGCCGCCCGGTGCCTGCGCTACGACGTCATCCGTCTGCGCGCCGCCCGAAGGAGACATCTCCAGAGGAACTGCACCGCCGCCAATGTCATCGACTGCTCCACCTTCTTCAAGGAACGCGAGCGCGCCACCCGACGCGAGCGCTCCGCCGGAGCCAAGGGCACCGCCCTTACCCAGCGCACTGGAGACCAGCCCCAGCGCTGAGCCCCAGCCGCTGTCCTGCGACTGCTTCGCCTTCTGGCTATCGAGCTGGTTCTGGAAGCTGGTGTTCAGCGTACCGGTGGCTCCCTGATTGGCCTGCGTCTGCGCGCCGGTCCACTGCAGGCCGGTCCCTAGGACGCCGCCGCCGGTGGAGGTCGTCGAGTTCGCACCGCTAACAGCGCCCGTGCCAGCTGCGCCAGACGTGCCAGCGTTCTGGTTCGCCTGCCCGGCGACGACGTTGCCTTCGTTGATAAGCTGCTGGTTCGTTTGGTCCGCCAGTGCATCGTCCTGCCGTCCTGCGATATTCTCCGCGCCCACGCGCGTGGCTGCGCTCTGCAGCCGTGCCGCAGCGTCGAGCCCCCCGAAACGCACCGCACCGGGGTTGACGCCGTAACTCTCCAGCTCGGCCATGGACGCCTTGCGCGCGGCTTCGGTCGCCTGCGCTGCTTCGGCACCGGCCGCTCCCATGCGATCCGCCTTGAACGCCGGGTCGGTGTATTTCTGATACTGCTTCTTGAGGTTTTCGACACCGGTGTTGATGATGTCGCCGGCCTGACCCAGCTTCTCTTTCGCGGCAGTGCTGAACGCGTCCTGCGTATCGATCAGACCCTTGTTGACGTGGTCGAGCAAGTCCTTGTTGCTCGCGACCTGCTCCTGCGCCCATTTCAGCGCATCCGCACCGTGCTGCTGCGCCTGTGTGGCGATCTGCTGGAAAGCAGAGAGATAGGGGCTGTAGTCCGGCGCGCTCGGGACAGGGGCTTCGTCACTCATCCGTTGGGTCCTTTTGATAAACCTTCGGCTTGATATTCAGCCACCGGCACTCTGAGCGCTCCATGGTGAGGATGATCATGTCACCGTCAGCATATGCGTCCTTGATCCGCGCCTCTTCCTTAAACCCCAGCCGCTGGTTGAATGCAAGAAGTTCGTGGTTTCTGGAGTTGACCACCCCGGCGACTTTGTTCACCTTCAGATTGTTGAACGGATAGTCAAACACCATCCATATCATGTTCCCCGTCAACCAGTTACGGCCGAACGAGGCCTGATGCATGAAGATGCATCCCCTCGTGTAGTCGTCATATATCACGCCGCCCAGCAGGTTACCCTCTGAGGTAACGCGGCTGAACACGACGCTGTTGTTCGGATCGAAGGGGCGTGGGATCGCGGCGGCGATAAGCGCGCCATGCTCCATGTTGTTGATCACGATCCTCAACGAGGCACCTGAGTTGGCAGCGCCAACCCTAGGTCGATAAGGTCCTGCCACGTCACCGCACCGAGTAGATGGTTGCCACGGTTCAGGGTGAGTATCTCGACCGTCTCCTTGAGAGCGTCGCACGACGCACGGAGGGCCACGGGCTCCGCTGCGGGTGCCGGGATCGATGGATATTTTGCTGCCATGTTACGCCGCCTGTAGTTCGGTTGGGCTGGTAGCCGCTTGGATGTTGTCGACTTGCACGCGCGCCTCGACCTCGAATTGATAGTAGTCCGCCTTGAAGCCGGACGGTAGCCGGAACTGTTGACCGCTGCGCCTGATCTCCCGGCACATGATCAACACTCCATCCGCGTATACCCGGAAGAGACCGTACTGATCCGCCTGCAGCGTCTGGACTAGCCCCTGCACCTCTACCGGGTTCAGCGCGGGCGTTCCGGGCAGGAGCGTGAAGAACACCTTGGCAGCAGCGAAATTCTTCTTCTGTCCAGCTTGGAACAGCTTGGAGCGCCAAATGTAGGGCTCCTTCGCCTGCGCCGTGTCGCTGATGTCCAGCCACTGGACAACGCCGTTCAGGATCACAAACACTTCGCCGGACCACACGTCGGTCATGATGTTCGTCAACGGGGCGACCGCCGTGAGCTTGTTGAACGCCACCGTCGAGCTGGTGGGGTCGATCAGCATTCCATTGCTCGCGCCGGCGAAGTCATCCGCCTGCACCATGTTGGCTTGGAATGCGTCGGCTTGGAACACGCCCAAGACTTTCTGGCCGAACGCGTAGTACGCCGGGCCTAGCATCGCCGCGCGCAGCGTGTTGAGCGATACGAGCGCGTTCCACTTATCCTTCCGGATCAGCTCCTTCGTGGCGATCACGATGCCGCCCGCGCTGACGAGCGCGAGGCCCGCGGGGGTCGGGAAGTAGACGCCCTCCGTGGTGGACACGATGCCGCCGCGCGACGTGCACGGCATGAGACCGCCAACCTTCTGCAGCGACATGGAGGACGGGTTCACACCGGCGACCGTGTAGGCGAAGCCGTCGGTGCACACCACAAGCGAGTTGTTCTGCACGCCCAGCCCTACGATGGGATACTCCACCGCCAGCGTGTAGATCGCCGGCCACGCATGCATGCGGAACGGCTCACAGAACCAAATCTCGTTTTCTCGGAAGCCTGCAACGATGCCGTTGGAGAGGCTCACCCACCCCTGCAAGTCCGCAGGTGGCCCCTGCCAGTTGGTGCTTTCCAGCTCTGCGTTGAATGCGACAATGGCGTCGGTGTTCGTGGCGCAGTTGTCCGCATACGACACCGTACCGACTGGGTCCTCGTGGACGAAGAAGTAAGTGGTCGTGCCGTTCGTCGCTGTGATGGTTCGGTAGAGCCGCATCTTCGTGATGTTGCGGTCTGTGCCGAGATCGCCCGGGTCCGGCTGATCGTAGGTGATCGTGTATGTCGCGTCGATCTTTTGCGCCGTGTAGGTCTTTGGCGCGCTCGGAGGGCCTTCCTCGCCATACGCAGATACGAACGTCTGCACATAGGCGACGCTCTTGAGGGTCGCGCTCGCACCGCCAGCGACGATGCCGGAGATTGCTCCGGGAGCCGGGATACCCAGTATGTAGGCACCGGCGAGCGCGGGGGCCGCGGCGGCGATCTGCGCGTACGTCATGTAGCGCGGGACGTCGAGCGGCGAGGCCCAGTAGTATCGGTCATAGATGTCGCCAACGACTTGGGAGCGCAGCACGTCAGTATCGCTGTGCGCGAACTCCATCCACTTGCTGTCCGTCATGTGGATAGCGTCGGTGTAATTGTTGGGGAGGCGGTAGACCTTCGTGGCCGCGGTGTTGACCAGCGTGTAGATCGCCTTCTTCACGGGGAGACCCATGACGGCCCCGGAATAGGTCCACGTGTCCTGCGCTAGCGCAGCATTGTTTGGTGCCAGCAGCGCATCATCCACTGCTGGCACCATTCCGCCGAATGGTGAAATCCGGGCGGCAACCATGCGTTAGACTTTCGGTGCGACTTCGGCGGTGCGGGTAGTGTTGTCGACCGGATTGGTCGCGACCTGTCGTTGGTCGCTATGCCGGCGACGGTGCTCTTCGAGAGCTTCAGCCACCGGCTTGTTCTTCTCGAGTGCCGCCTTGCCAGCCGCCATTTCGGCGATGGTTGTGGCGGGGAGGGTCTCCGGGGGCTTCTCGACCGGGACTTCCGGTTCAGCCGGCGCGGGGTTCGTGACCAATGGGGACGACGCGCGGACGACGGTTCGGTTGACCTTCGCCTGATCAGCGTCTTTCTGCGCCACATTGGCGGTGGATACAGCCTGCTGTTGGGGGGTCAACGGTGCGGTGGCGGGAGCTGCCGCCGGGGCCTTGGTGTCTTCAGCCATCTAGATGCCTTTCGGTTGTTTTGGTTTAGATATCACTGCAGCAACTCTCGCACCGCTGTTCTTGCGAGACGAGCCACCTTGAGTAACCCCAATGTAGGGTTTTTTCAAGCTGTCCTTCATCGCCCGGTAGAGCGTGTCCATGTGGAGGCCCGGCTGGACGACTTTGTTTGGGTTCTTCCTAGCCACTAACAACCTCTACAGATGGATGGTGGCGCTGGCTCCGCCGGCGGTAGTGGTGGAGAGGAGCAATCAGTTACTCCACCAACGTACCGGCATTGCTGTGAACCGTCTAGTGAAAAGGGCTTCCACGCCCACCCTGCAGGATGAAGCCGAACACGGCCCACCCGAGAAAAAAGAACAGTAGCCACTGAAACAGCTGATTACCAAAAGGTGCCCAAGCCCACTGTGGGTTGCGCCACGCGATAACTCCGAAGATCAGCCAGAAGAGCATCATAGCCCAAAACAGAATACCAATTGGCATATCGTTCATCCTTTTTCGTAGCGAAAGAGCAGCTTTGGGGTGGTGTAGTTGATGCCGAAGAGATCGGGAAATCTCACCTGCAACCAATTACACGTGTAGCTGAGCTGCGCCTGATAGCCGACCATGCCGGACTGAAGTGTTCGAGGCAGGAGGAAAGTCTTCACCAGCATGTCCCCTGCCTTAACGCCGTGAAGCGCCGCAGGTTGCGGGTCATACACCGCGAGCACTACGTCGGTCACGGGGTCGACGAGCCGACGGGTCACGGTGCCGGGGCACGTGCGGTTGTGCGTCACCTTCCACATAACGGTCATCTCGTCGCCGCCCTGCCCTTGTGGCGGCACGATGTAGCTGCCCTCTTTGTGAAAGATGTATGGGGGAGTTGTGTCAGCGATCAGGTAGCCAAAGAAGACCGCACCGAGCGTCGGAACGATGGCCATAAAAATGCGAGCTCTGAAACTTTCTAGGGTCCAAAGCTCGCGAAGATTGGTGACCAGATGGAGATCGTGCAAAATCACGGAGAACCTCCTCGGCTGAGCCACGGTCGCGTGATCCAACCCCAATTGGAGGAAAGGTATCCGACCAGCAGTCCCAGTATAGGAAGCGCCCAGAAGATACCGGTTCCCATGATATACGCTTTTTCTAATTTAGCCATCCGTTTCTCAAGGCCTTCTTTTTCGCGCGTCAAGACTGCGACGCGGTAAGAAAGCAATTTGTAGCGTACCTCCGGATCGGCGGTGTCACCGAGCGCAAGTTGGAAGAGTTCCTCTTCCGATGGCATCCCGTCGCTCATAACCTGCTCCCCCGTGCCCGCCCACCGGCGGACGGTTAACGCTTTAGGAAGCTCTTCTGGTACGTGGCCTTCATGTTCGACCACGCAGAGCGTGCACCCACGATGATTGTGTTTGCCTTTCCAAGGGCCTGTTTACGCTGTTCGGATACAACAAAGGGGTCCGCGCCTTCGCGCGCCGGCGGCACTGCGACCGGCTGGAGATAACTCGGGGGGCCCGGGATGGTTCGTGTGACCGGTTCACGGCCTGCGGGAGCCGTTGCGCACCCGGGCAGGAGGATCGTCAGGGTCAGCATTAGACTTGTCGTAAAGACACGCAGCGGTCGACTTGCGGTTCGCCAGCTGTTTCTGGAGCTTCTCAATGTTTGCATCGTCCACCTTCTTTTGGTTCGTCAGGGCGTTGGTGATCTCCAAGTCTTGCGCTCGCCCCTCGCGTTCCGCCTGAAGGTCCTGCGCGTCTGCCGCCCTTTGAGCAGCACGTGCAGCCGTTTCACATCGCTCCTTCTCTACGCTCTTACCCTTCACGTAGCCGTACGAATAGATAGCCAATATGCCTACGATGATCGCGATGAACTTCCATGCCCATGCCGGGATCACTTTGAGAAAAGCGGGTACCGCGAGCCACGCGAGCATCAGTTAATCTTTCCTTGCTGGTAGTCTTTCACGGTGCTGTCCTGTGCCTTTTTGGCTGCAAGGAAGATGCCAACCGCAATAGCAGCAATTGCGAACCAGTACAACTCTGAGGGGATGGCGGCGAAGAACTCCTTGATCGGGGCGATGTACCCCGACGGATTATCTTTGTCACCAAAAAATCCCTTTAGCAACCCACCTGTGGCAGCAGGTATGCCGAGGATGTATGCGAGAACTTTCTGGGAGAAATTCGCGTTCACCGACGGGACTGTTTTCGCGACATCGGCGGCTGTGGCGTTGGCGCGTGCCGGCGCGATAGGCCGGGACCACGGCGTGCCGTCGGCCAACTTCTCCGTCATGGCCGCGTTGATCTCGTTCTTCAAGGCGTCCGTGATCTGACCCTTGTTCGGGTCCTTACCGCGGTCAGTCATAAACGCTGCGACGCCGGCCACAAATTTGCCGCCGACTTTCCCGTCTGGCTCTCCCACCTCGAAATACTTCATGCTGATCAGCGCCTTCTGGATCAGCTGCACCTCCAGCGAATACTTCGCGTGCGACACCTGCACGTTGACGGGGGTCTCTGTCTCCACGGGCACCACGTCATCGGTCGTTACCTCGGAGGGTAACGGCTCGCGGTCGTCGCCAGTGTCAACCCGCGCACTCACACCCCCCGCAGCGTGCAGGCTCTCGTCCCACAGCTTGGCCTCCGCGTCGCGACGGCGAAGAAGCCCGCGCGCCTTCGGATTATTGGCCCAAATGCGCTTCATGTTGCGGATCGCGCTCGACACCTTGTCCCACTCGCCAGTTGCCACCCACTTCCTGATCTGACGCATCTCCGCGTAACGGTCGCCCTCCTTGGAGTAGCTGGCACCGCGGTTGTAGGAGAGGCTCGTGAGGACGCCAAAGCAACCGGCCGGGAGCTTGTCTGAGCCCGGGCATGCACGCAGCGTGATCGCTTCGAACTTCGGGAGGCTCGTCTTCATGAAGACCGCCATACCGGCGTCCCACGGCACGAGGATGCTCTGCCGCGCCTCCGACAGCTTGTGGCTTGCAGCACTGCCTGTCAGCCCTGAGTAGCGCTGCATGGCCTTGATGACGTTGGGCTCAAGCAGGTTGGACCAATCATTCAGGATCGTCGTCGCGTCGTTGTAGCCCAGATCATAGCCGATGCCGACAGTGATGCCCGATGACACGCCGGGCCACTCGGGCCGCTTGTATTTGGCGTCGTATTGGTCCCTGCTGCCGATCTCGAACTCAATGATCAGGTCTACTGCTGCGCGCGATGATCTCATAGCTTCGCCTTAATGAACATCGGGATGAAGGGCATCATGTTGTTGTGCGCTCCGCCACCACCCGTGCTGTACGTCGTGTCGATCCCGTTGGAGCTGTTAACACGAACACCGGTTGCTGCGGCGAGGATGCTGTTGGAGTTCGTCCCAGTGACCGGGAACCCGCCACCACCCGTCGAGCTACCACCGTTCGTCACCATTGCGCCTGCAGTGTTGTGCAAGTGTGTGGGGTCGGAGATGCCAGCGCTGTGATAGTGAGACGGCATCTCACCCGTCACCAACGTATGCGTCTCGTTCCCTGCGTAGAGGCCCACTGTTCGAGTGCTGAGCCCGCCGCCACCGCCTTGGCCGACGATGGCCCTCCCGGAAAACCACGGCAGTGTGATCGTCTTGCCTGCGTTGAAGTCGTTGAGGGCGTTGCCAGTGCGCCCGCCAGATACGGGGCATCCAGCGTCGTTAACGCCGGTGTAGCATATATTGAACAGGGGCCACGCATCGGCGGCTGCATAGGTAGCGCCAGACCCCGCCTTACCGATGGTGGTGACTGAGCTCGTGAGCACCACCCACCCAGTCTCTGCGTTACCATCGATAGATATTTTAATATCACCAGCTTTGTAGGCACCGATGCCCAGTGCGGCGAGGAGCGCCGAGGCGTCTGCGGCGGCGAGCGCCGTGGCCATATAGGAGGAAACTGCAATTTCTTCGAACGAGCCCGGGCCCGCGGTGAGCCGGCCGAGTAGAAAGCCGCTAGCCATCGACGTCGTGTGAGAAGCGTTCCAGTTTGACGGGCGCACCAGCGTGGCGTCGCCACCGTCTCCCTTGGCCGACGTGAACGAGTGTTTGATTTGAATGGTCATTACGGTTCCCTAATCGTGACGAAGATTTCGTCTCGCTTCTGCTGCGGTCCAATAGTCGTGCTGAGGTCAGCGAGGACACGGTAGGTGACACCGGTGACGCCACCGGAAATGTAGTACTGCACGCCGAGGCCGGTCGGGAGGACTTGAATGCCGTCGATCACTAGTACCGGGAGCGCTGCGTTGTCCTCGATGGTGAACACCACCGCCGATACCTGCTCGCCGGTGTCCAACCAGTCCGTATAGTCGATCTGGTATCGCTTCCGATCTCCCGTTGCTTTGACGTATTTCGCGATAGCCATCAGCAAATCCTCTTTCGTGGGTCATTGCCGGCGGTTCGCGCCTCGCCCGGCACTCGGTATACACGGTCTTCGAACGGGACGATAGCCGTCCTGTTCTCGAATGGGACCACAGCGTCGGGCTCGAGTGAGGTTCTATCCTCGCCGGGCACGCGGAATACGCGGTACTCGAACGGGACAAAGGCGACCCGCACCTCTTGGTGGAGGCACGCGCGCTCTGTGTCGCTGATGAACGCGTAGCCGACAGCGGCGAACGAGCCAAAGCCTTGGAAGACACCGACACTCGTGGGAGTGTCCGCTCCGCCGAAGCCACCCGTACCTTGGATGTTCACCACGCTGCTTACCTGAGCAAGCATGATGCCTGAGTAGGCTCCGACGCCGGCAGCGTTGAGCACTGAACGACTGATCGAAATTCCAGTCGCACCCATCTGGCCGGAGCCAGCGGCATTCAGGGCCATGTAGGATTTCGTGATCGCGTTCGGGGACGACATGCTCCCCGCCCCGGACGTCGTCAGCGTGACAAGCGCCTGCCCAACGATAGTGCCTGCGAAAGCGCCTATCCCGGAGGTGCTCATGGACGCGGACGCCTTGCCCGTCAGGACGAGGCTCTGTCCACCTACTCCGGCCATCGCCGTGGAGGCAGACGCCTTCGAGGTGGACACCGCTGCCAACGCACCTATGCCAGCGGCGGCAAGCACAGCGAACGACTGCACCGCTCCCGCCCGGCGAGGAAGGGTGGCAATAGGTCTCGTCGATTTGGGGTAGCCGGCAATCATTGTCATGGTGTTGCTTTACACCGCCAATACCAAAAGAATTTTTTTGAACAGCGCGCGGGCGCTGGCAAGGTCCGTCACGTTGGCGTCGACGTAGGTGTTGATTTGCGCAGGCGTAGCAGTCCGAAGCCTCGCCAGCAAATCCGCCCGGGTTGCATCAGCATCAAAGCTAGACTTCCGCGTTGCACTATCGATCTCTTCTTGTGGTTTTACGTACGGGTCAGGTACGTTACCGGCTGCCACCCACGCATTGTAGACGATCCGGTCGCTGTTGCCCGGGTCATTCGGGATGTTCGCGTTGTCGCTCGCTCGAACGACGATATCGTTGGCGGTCAATCTATATTGCGCCATTACAGCCTCGCATCCGATTTCCAATGGACGATAAGCGCGAGGACGGAGCTCGCCGTAATGGCGCTCGAATAAATTCGGCAACTGCGCTGGCCGACGTAGTCGATATTGGCGTTAACATCGACGACGTTTTGTACGTCGCGCATTTTTCCTGACGCTCCGGTCGTGGGTGAGTAGGCTGTCACCGTAGGCGTGGCGCGCTTAGGCACCTTGAAGGACACGGTCGAGCCTCCCTGCGAAACGGTCGCCGACGACATCACCAACGTAGATGTTTCGCTGCCCGGGGTGACAGTGGCGGCAACAGCCGTAGCGTAGTCGTAGGATTTCTCCCAATAGCGCTGACACTTGAGGAGTTCGGTTGTAAAATCCGGCACCTGAAATACCGGAGCAGCCGAGCCTTCGGTCATGCTGACGTCGAACAGCTCGAATACGTTACCGTTGGTGCCCATCAGATTGAATTGGCTCGATGAGCCAATAGCGTTGACGGTGCCCCACGATCCAGCAGCTTGTTGGAAGGTCGAGCCTGCCATCAAGCCCCAGCGGAGTACGAGACCGGCAGTATTATCTTTGGGCCACGTCCCCGTCGTGTCGCCAGCTATCGTGACCGATTTAACAACATCGGTATTAGCCTCGCCGCCGGAGATTACATACTCAGCGACGTAGCTACGTGTGCCGCCAGCACCACCGTTTGAGGCCACCACACAGTAAGTACCTGCAGGTGCCTTCACTCCGAACTGAACCGTGAACGTCTTGGGAGACGCCGATCCAAGCAGAAGGTCTGCAACTCGAAGGCCTTCTATCTTAGTCGACAGATAGACAATATCGCCGGCTGCGACAGAAGCATCCGCAGCCGTAACCGTTACGCGCAGTCGGTTCGGTGAACCACCCGGCGTTGCACTTGCAACTTGCGCGATAGACAACGTTCCAGATGTAGCAAAATCCAAAAGGAATTGATCTACAGGGTAGGACCCGGCACCGGTTAATGCCGTCGTCCCGTTCTCCTGCGAGACCATCATCGCGCCGTTGATGATGTAATTATACTTGAGGGCGTCTATGTTCGCCCTCGCCTGCGCCTTCTGCAGGTAGGTCCATGCAGTTGCCTGATCCGGACACAGCGTGTCGTGGACCATCTGGATAAGACCGACTTGCGGGGCGACCGTGAAGTTTATCTTCGTGCCCGCGCCGCTCTGCCCGGTAGCCACGCCGCTGTTCGACGAGTTGTAGTAGACAGTGTCGCGTGAAAAAACTGTACCACTGCTAGACAGCGTCCCGATACCGATTTCCCATTGTGAAAGATCGGTGCTCTCAGCTCTATAGGTGTAGGTACCGTCAGCTGCACCGGCGAGTGCTGGCGTCATATACCCCGTAACTAGGGCACTCAGCGTCCACGTGCTGGTGCCCCCGGCGGTCGGGGTGAAGTACACACTGTTAGCGAAACGTGCCAATTACTTCTCCTGTTCGGCCGCCGCTACCATTTGCTGCGCAATGAACTTCCTCCACTCCGCGCGCATGCTGACCTTGATGTCCTCGCGCGCCCGCAGCATAGCTAGTTTAATGGCCTCAGGATCACTGACGCCTTCCGCCATAGCTGTCATCACAGCCCCGGACATCGCCTTCTCAATTCGTTTGGCCGCGTCCGGCGGCAAATCCCCCCCATAGTTACCCACGCGAGTAACCGCGGAGACGGCCGCAACAGCCTCCACCCTCTTGATAGGGACCTGCTCGCCGGTGGTGGCGTCGATCACGAATTCGGGTTCAGCCATTTAGTCCTCCGTGACGGTGGACGCCGTAGTGAGGATCGGCTGCACTCCGACGGACACGTTGATGTTGGGCGTCACCGGCCCCGAGTAGAGCAGGTTCGTCGCGCCTGACACCGCCACACCGATGCCTGCATGAGTGATCGAGGACACGGTCGGCAGCGTAGGCGAGTTGGCCGCGGGGAAGACTACGTTGGCGACTGGCGAGGTGGAGCCCGCTGAGGCCGCGGTCATTCCGCCGGTGGTGCGCGCGACCGGCTGGCGCGCATAGAGGCCGTAGGCCGTCTCGCTCGTGGACTGGTTGCCGGCGTCACCGGGGTCCGCCGTGTGGAGCGACCAGTAGAGGTTTGTCAGCGGAGACGACGCCGCGTTGTCCGCGATATTGGCGATGGCCGTCGCGTTGAAGATCAGCTTGAGAATTGCGTTCTCGAGGAAGTCGCTCTTGGACATTATCGCTCCTTACTGCGGGGCACCCCAGCCGCGGCGGCCGTGTTGGGAGCCGCGGGCGAAGCCCGGGAAGACCCAAGCCTGCCGGCGGTAGGAATTGTTACGGGTCCACTCGACGCGAGCGGCAGCGGTCTTGTTCTTGAATTTACGCATATGGAACACACTCAGTTGCGTGTTCGTCCACGGCTTGTTGGGCTGGCTCATCATGTTGCCGAGGAGCCCGTCGAGGATCACGTCGCGATATTTCGCCAGCACCCACGCCGGGAATACCACATACCCGTCCCGCTTGGTGGGGTCCTGCACCGTCAACACCACGCTGGCGCGGTAGGTGGCCGCGCTGGAGGGTTGCGTCTGCAGCGTGACCTCTCCGGGGGTCGACATGAACGCACCGGTGAGCGGGCCGCGCTCGGTCGTGTGATTGGGGTCCACGATGTATACCCCGATCAGCATATTGATCAGGGCCGGGCCCGAGGGCGTGATTTCGTAGATCGTGTTCGCTGGGTCGGATGCCCCGACAGGGAAGTCGATGTCCTCATTCCAAACATTCGACGTCTTGAAGAACTCGTCCATCACGTTGAACAGCTCGACCTGCAGTAGGCCGTCAGTAGCGCCGGCGAGCCGGATGCGCGCGTTGTTCATCAATCGGGTGATGTCAGCTGCGGACATTAGGCCACCTGCGTGAGTTTGGCGGTGGCCATCTGCATGAACGCCGCCGCGCGCTGATCCTGAACTTCCTCGTCGTCACGGAGCTGCATCATGCCCACGCAGAAATATGCAAGTGCAAGGCGGTACATCTCGTCCATCGGGACAACAGTCGTGTCGTTCACCGTGAACGTGGGGATGGTGACCCCGATAAATAGGTCCGGGCGGAGCTTCTTCGCTTCCGGCATGGCAATGGACAGGGCGCGGACGATGCTTGTGTCGGAGTACCTGTAGGGAGAATTGTTCTCGTCCTGCAGCAACTCACGGATGAAGCTGACGTATTTGTCGACCGTCTCAAGCGCCATGATGCCCTCGTAGGTAGGGAAGGGGCCGGTGTTACCCGGCCCCAACTACTTAGACAGTCTGTGCACCCGAGGTGACCGACTTGACGATCACGGCCTGAGCCAGCGCGGTGCCGTCGAGCACCTTGTAGCCGAAGACCTGAAGGCCGCGCATGATCTGACCGAAGGTCAGTTCGGAGCGCAGGGTCTCCATTTCCGTCATCTGCGTCGCGAACGTGAGCGCGTGGCTCTGTCCGGCGTAGATCAGGAATTCGGACGCCGCCAGACCGGCAGCGGTACCGAAGGGGAGCAGGTTCGACGTGTACAGGGTGAAGCGATCCACCATGCCCAGCCGGCCGTTGCGCAGCATCGAGACGCCGTCGCCCGACAGGTAGGCCTGACGCAGCTCCGAACGCTTGACCATCGTCGCTGCCCAAGTCGGCATGACGATCCAGCGGTTGCTCTCCGGAATGTTCTGCTCATCGAGGGCCTGACCCAGACGCAGCATAACAGTCAGGATTTCGACGTCGCCCACACCCGCGCCCGTGAGGGACGAGACAACGGACAACGGCGTGCCGGTGACGCCGAGGTTGAGCATACCGGTGATGGCACCGGCGGTCAGACCACGGTTGGCGGCGGCGGCCTGATCCTTGATGCCGAGCAGAACGGCCCGGTCGATCACGATCTTCATCTGCTCCGCAGCGTCTTCGGACCACATCGACATGAGCGAAATGTCGGACTGAACCTTCATCACGTCGTCGAGGATGGTATTGAAGTAGTTGCCCTGATCGATGTTCAGCACAACCTTGTTGCCCTGCGGGCGCTCCAGCTCAAGAGCTGCATCGGCCAGATAGGCGCGGATGGTGATCGTCGGCTTGGTGCGGATGTTCACCTTGTCGCCGTGACCCTTGATCTCGCCTTCGTAGTCGGTGTTCGAGATAGCGGCCAGAACGGTGGACGCATAGAACTTCTCGATAAGCTTGCCGCTCCAGATTTCCGGGATGTAGCCGGTGCCAGAGAGGCCGTTACCCGCCGAACCGGCGGGGTAGATCGGAGGGGTGGTTACCCCTGATGCGACAGGAAACGCCATGGCGTTGATGCCCTTTTTGCTGAGAGATGGGTTGGATTACCCTCGTACGCGTCCCTCGCGCTGTGCTTTGAAAAGCTCCGCCTCTTCGGCTGCGAACTGTTCTTCGCGTCCAGCGTACTCTCCGCGCCGCTTGGCGGCATAGAAAGCGTTGACGTCGGCAGAGGTGATGATCTGCTTCTCAGCCGGGGCATTGATTTGCGCCGGAGTTCTGGCTCTGCCCGGTGCCGCTAGGTTTTCCAGTCCGGGCTTCAGCGGCTGTTGGGGAGCGGCCGGAGCAACTACTGGGTCGTCAGCGGGGGTCGTAGCAGCCAATTCAGAAATGAAGCCTT